AATCATTTGGTACTGTAATATTGATATTCATACTTATATAACGTTTTTAAAATGGTTTTTTATAGTAAGGTAAATATAATAAAAAAAGGTACACCATTTCTGATGCACCTCTTAAACAAAACTAACTAACTTAACTAAATCATACTTGCTTCGTGACAAGTGCCACTACACACACCTGGCTTGTCTATATCTGCGCCACATTCTGTGCATTCATATTCTTTGTACTCTGGGGGGCTATACCAATCCATAATATTCTGTTTTTAATAAAAGTTATTTAATAATATTTCTTTTGCTTCATCAATGTTTTGTCTATCATAATCGTGAAATGAATTAATAATATACATATCACTTAAACCAATAGCCTTTAATATTTTTATGGTTTTACGCAACCCAAATAATTCACTACATTCTATTATTTGAATTAAATCTATCTTCCAATAAATAAATTCTTTTTTAGCAATGGTTATGTTCCCATTGATATATGTTTCTATTATTTCTGCTAATCTATTCATAATATTCTGTTTTTAATTTACCATTACGGTAATGTTCTACAATTACACCAGTTGATAAAGGTACTACCTTATATGGTCTGATGCTTTTCTTTACTAAAATTCTGTTTATTAATTTTTTCATATCTGTTTTATCTATTCTTCTATTTCGTTAAATACTGCGTGTTCTAAACAAGAGCCACATAATTCATCACTTAAATAAGATGCTTCTGCACCACAACAATTACTATACATTTGTTAGGCTTTTAATTAATTGTAATGCTTGGTCTGTTGTCAAGTGTCCATTTGTGTGTAGGTCTTGAATTGCTAATAGTGTTTTGGTGTCTAAAGTTTTCATATCTGTTTTGTTTTAGTTAATTAATATGAAGCAAATATACAAATAAATAACATACCAACAAATAATTTAATAACTTTTTTTAGTGTAAAGCATATTTTCCAAAGTTTGGACGGCTTAATATTGAGTAAGTTGCATATCTGCAAGGGTCAATGATATGGTTGTTTTTATCTTCTGGTGTATTTATGAGCATACCACCTTTATCTTCTTTCCATTTGTAGTTTCTAAACTCACTTATGGCATTTGTTGAGGTTGATAGGATATGTATTTTATACCTTTTTAGTAAGTCAATACCAGCATTCACACTATCCTTACCTTTTATGCTTGAAAATATATTATTACCCATTGCACGCAGTTCTGATATCAATCTAGGTTCAGCACTATCAGCATATATTGGTTTACTTGTAAGGTTAAGTTCTTTAAGAAATTTATTTATATCATTTGTAGTCATTTGCGTTCTGTACAAGTGTTCTTGTATATATAGATTATGCCCTTGACTATAAACAGCAACAAAAGTTGTAGGGTCATTCGTATAACCAAAGTCCATACCGTATGCAATTAGTTCTGCTTCTTGTGGTATCTGGTTTACCTCAACATACTTAAATATAGTGCTTCTGCTCGCTGCTCTTTCTCCTAATCCATATATCTGCCAATACTGTTCGTCTGTATCTTTAAGCCTTTCTATTTCCTTTCTTATAGATGCTTCAATAAAAGGATTGTCTAGGTAGGTTGTTTTGTAAAATACACAATCATCTCTAGTAATTAGTTTATCATATATCCAATGGTATTCATCTGATGGGTTAAAATCTAGTATAACCCTATCTTGTGTTCTAAACAACAGTTGCTGCATATCTTCAAAATAAAGTTCGTTACCCTCATTAACAAACAGCAAGTCACGTTTCCTACCCCTAATCTTTTGTGGCTGGTCTAGTGATATAAATTCAACTAGGTTACCAAATAGGTGATATTCTGAATTAGACTTATTATGATACTGTTCACTATAACAATTATAGTTTTCTAGTATGGCCATAAAATCCCTCATAACAGTTGCTCTTAAACTAGGAAATGATTTACGGCATATCGTTATAATCTTTTTGTTGTTGTTTGCACAATAGTTAAATATAACCCATAGAAGTATATTGTATGTTTTACCAGAACGTGTACCACCTTGTTCAACTACAATCTTTTTATCTGTGTTGGCTAAATGCTTATAGACAATATTAGTCTGTATCTTCGGTTTTATCAATTATCTCTATTTGAAAGTTAGTTGGCATTCCATCTGCACCAGTTATTTCTTGGCGTTCAATATAACCTCTTTTCTTACCTTTTGTCTTTAAGTAAAATATTGTTGCTGCTGTTGAATTATCAGCTATCTGTTTGTGTAGTTGGCTTTCTGCAAAGTCTAGTGCTACATTTTCTATGTCTTGTACCTCTTTAGAAAATACCTCATCTTCTTTTAGCCACTTATAATATGTGCTTCTTGGTATATCTGCTTTCTTACAAGCTACTGTAACAACTCCTAAACTTTGTTCTAGTGCTTTTAATAGGCTTTCCTTTTTTATGTGTCTACTTTCGTTCATATTATATTCCTTTAAATGCTTTTAATGGATAGAATATTAAGCTATTTCTATATCCATCTTCTGCTGTTTTTATTATTGGTGTAACCCCGTGAATGTTTTTCCAAGCTGGGTAAACTAGCATTGAGTTATCTGCTTGTTCAAATGTAACATTATAGTCTGGTACATTTAAGCAACCACCATTAGAGTTGTTTCTTTTTGTGAGTATTACATTTACTGCACCAACTATATTACCAGTATCTCTATGATATGCTGCTGCTATATTAAAATTTGATATACTGCTAGTAAACATATTTCCAAACCGCCATTTCTTATCTACGTCTTTAAAGAGTTCTAACTGGGTTTTATATATTTCTGGTGTAAGTTGTTTGATTATTTTTTCTGCTTCAACAGATGCGCCCCACATAGCTTTAATGAATGTCTTTGATTTGTTTTCCCTATGCACCGATGATATTGTTGGGTATGGTCTACGCATATGTGGTTTAGGTGCTACGCTTCCAAGAATTGTACTAAATTGTGTTACTAGGTTTTTCCCCTCTTTTTGCCTTTGTAGTTTATCGGCTTTTGTTCCTTGTGGACCTCTGCTCATTTCTTGCTTTGGTACATTGTCGCTTCTAAATTCTTTATTTGATATTGATATCAACTGGCTTAACTTGTTACTATACTTTGAAACATCATTAATATAAAACCCTACAACCTCACCATCTACTTCTAACAAACAATCTTCTTTTATATTTGGTTCATAGTATGGGCAATCTTTACCTATCTTAACATCGTGTTCTTGTTTGTGTAGTTTAATTGTTTTCATATTGTTGTATTAATTTTAAGCATTCGTTAGAGTTTGCAACTTCAATATCAAAGTTAATATTTTTTACTCTTGTCTTTATTGTTTTTAATTGCCTTTCGGTTTGATTAGAACCTCTTTTTAATCTCCCACCAGCACCATCTCCTTTTATTTTTATTATATTAGGGTTGCATTTTTTAATAAAATTACTATTCATAAACCTATCTCCCTCAAAAATAGCTATCTTTTTAGATTTTTTAATGTAGTATAACATTTTATCTAAATCTTTCATTACTGCCATACTTAACTTATCACTACCACTAAAAATTGAATTATCGTATTTACCAACAATAATATTTTTTTCATTTTCATTAAACAAAAACAATCCAAGTTTATAACCCTTTGTGTTTTTAAGTAAGTTTTTCATTACCCAAGTCTTTCCTACTCCGCACTCTCCAATAATTAATATAATCATAAATCCTTAAAAGCGTTTAAAACAATCAAGCCAACATTCTTACCGTCTTTCCTAGCTTGTGTAATTAATTCATTTGCTTGGTCGTAATGCTTTGGGTCAAACTCAATCATAATAGCACGTTTAACACCAGCTTCTTTATCTTCTATGGTTTCATCTAAATCTAAATCTTCTAAAGCAGAATAATCAACTTCTTCTTCTGGCTGCCAAACATCCATTCCCCATTCTTTCAGTTGTGTGTTATCCCATTCATTAGCAAGTATATCCCAATCCCATTCCCCAAATCCAACATTGTCTTTTACAATAAATTCACGCTGTTGCTGTTCTGTAAGTTCATCAGCTTTTAAAATATACACTTCTTTTAAACCAGCTTCTTTACAAGCCTTTAATCTCATATTGCCACCTAGCACTACCATATCCTTGTTCACTACAATAGGGCGAAGCTTTAGCATCTCTGGGAAGTCTTGTATTGACTTGACCAGCTTTTTAAATTTATAGTCTTTTATGAAACGTGGGTTGTTTTCATTTGGTACTACTTTACTTATTTTTACTTTTTCCATATCTATATAACGTATTTAATTTATTTATTTCCTAACTTTAATTTTAACAGTCTTTCTCTTATTGCTTTTCTTTCTTTACCCTTTGGTAATTTGTCAAATAGTTGTTGTAGCTTTTGTATTAGTTTCTTGTTCATAGCTTTTCTATTTCGTTTAGTACTTCTTGATAGTATTCTATATTGTTAGATGGTTTTAGTATTTCGTTTTCTAGTATAATACTTATATGTAGTTTAGCACATTGTTTTGCTATCTTACTACTCATTGTATTGTGAAAGTCTTGACCATCTACATTGTAAAACTTCTTATGTAACTGGTATGCTTTTTCTTTTGGTGTTTGCATAAATAGCCATTCTTTTTTTATCATATTATCATAATTAAAGGAAATAAACATAATAGCACTATTGCCCAATATACTTTCCAGAATTTAGATTTTACATAATCATCTTCCCATACTATACAATGAAACCCAAAACTTAATGCTAAACACAATATTGTTTTTATAAATTCTATCACGTTGCACAGTTTATTATTTCATACTCACTATTGTTTTGCTTCCATTCAAAAGACTTTAATACTAAAGCTGCACGTTCATCATACATTGCTCTTTGTTCTTTGTCTAACTGCCTATAATTAATTTCATTTTTAGTTAATCCTATTTTACTTTTTAGCTTATATTCTTTTATTTTTTCTGTTGCTATAAAATAATTTTTTTCTAGTGTTTTATAATTTTTTTGTATTACTTCTAATTTAGATATTTGACTATACTCTATTTGGGATTTAATGATAAAGCTGCTTTCAAGTTTATCATAGTAATCAAATCTTGAGTGTTTATAGATTGGATACATTTTGTTTGCGTGTATTGCCGTTGCGTGGTCAAATGATTTACCTTTTGATTTTATAAAGTCAGATATACTCACCCACCTCATATCAAGTTTATTTCTTAATATATGACAAAGCAAAGCCCTATGCTCAACGTATTCGGTTTGCCTTGTTTGTTTGTATATATCTATGCCAGATAATTTAATAAGTAATTCACTTACTTGTTCTGGTGTTTCCATTATTGTCATTACAGTATTGTATTGCATATTATTTACTTTGTAGTTTTTGTATGTATAAAGCTGCATCCATTAATTCTTCTTTTAGGTGCTGCAAAAAATCATCTTTGTTATTGTCTTGTAGTGTTGTTTTGTATTTGTCTATACCCACACAACTTCTTATATCAAATTCTCTTTTTAAATCTTCTACTATTTTATCTTTCATATTTTTTTTTATTAGTACACCATTTCTTTTTATTCTTGGCTTTCTTTGTTCTTCTATCCTACTTGCTCTTTGTAGCTTCTTTCTTGCCTTTTGGTTTTTGTTTGATGGCTTTAGGTGTTTCTGTCCTTTAAGTGGTTTAAACTGCCTCATTCTGTTCTTAATTTTAAAAGGTGATAGCACTCAACAAATTTTTGTCTAGCCTTACCTTTGTATTCTAGTTTAAATAATTCATATAACTTTCTTGTGTATTGGTATTTTGTTGTGCATTCTTTAAAATGTTTTTCTGCAAACTTTTTACCCTTACCTTTAAAGTAGTTTACATTGTCTGCGGTATCACCAACAATGCATTGCTCATAGAAATTATACATAGCTTCTTCTTCTGATATGTCTAATATCTCTTTATGCTTGTAGTGATAGTTGTACATCAAGCAAGGGAATTGTTTATAGTCTTTATCTATTGAAACTATCATAACCTCATCTCTGCCTATATCATCGCTAATTTGCTTCCAGTACCTAGCAACCATATCATCTGTTTCTACACCGTAACCCCAAATGCTATCGTATTGTTCTTTTACAAATTGGTGCATCTCATTTAAAAGCGGTGGCAGTTCTTGTTTCTTTCTGTTGGCTTTGTACTTTGGTGTGATTAGTTTTCTGAAGTTACCCTTTGAACCACTAAAGCAAAGCACCTTATCAATAGTATACTTTTCTTCCAGATTATTCACAATTTTCATATACTGTTGATCA